TGTGAATGACCGACCACGTACTGCCTGTGATGGTGTCCACAACATTCTTCGTCAGAGCCGTACCGGTATTCTGGAATATACAATCCTTGACTTTAACGCCTGTACTGAGAGTTCCTGACAAATCAATTTCTGATGTACTTGCAACACCTTTGAAGATACATCCTTCAATGAGTGCATCTGTAACGGCAGCCAGGCCAATACGCCTTAGACATGCGTCTCCAGCAACCGAGCCGTTGAAGAAACAATCCTTGACGTGCAGTCTTGATACCGTAGTAGCAACCAACTGACTGAGGGTTTCCTTATTCGAGGCGGCATCTCTGAATTCTACATTCTCAAGTGTACAATCACTGCCGGTCACTGTCATCTGTTGGACGACAGCATCCACATTCGTATACAGCAGCAAATTCTTAATAGTGACATTCGCTGCGGAGACCGTCGCTAGTACTACCTCAACATTACTAGCATTAGTGAGGGTGGGACGAGCCGCACCTTCGCCAAGTCCTATGATGGTTATACCAGCCACATCCACCGTCAAAACAACCGCAGCAGCTCCAGCCAGCCCCATTGATTCTGCATGACCTGGGGCCACCAGAATAACATCCCCGTTATTTGCCGTACAGAAACCTACGGCATAATCAATTGTGGCAAAGGGTTTTTCCCACGTTTGACCATGCTCACCATCATCGGCGTTGAGGGCTCCGGCTGTATTGCCGGAATCCACAAAATAGATATTTCCGTTGGCTCTATTTAAGAGGGATGGCAACATGATAGAACCATACCTATTAATTGCATCGACTATTAACATTGTTTAACCTCCAAATTATTTCTAATATTTTAGGGGCCAAGGACAGGAGAAAGGAGCAGAAACTCCCATCCTTGGTGGTCCCTAACATTCGTTTAGTACAAGGTTGACTCAGTAAGACCAGTCAACTTGACTCCTTTAACTTCCTCTGGAGCAATCAGGCAATACTGCCAGAACGGTGCTTCCAGCACTTCCATAGCCGCACCGGTACTTGACCGTGCTACCATGAATATGCCACTGGAGCCACCCAACGGAGCAAGGAACTCAAGGTCTGTCCCTACTCTTCCGTCAGTTCCGCCAATCCTCGGAGGTACGTATTTCTTCAAATTACCGCCACCAAGTTTGATGGCATACAGCCTACCGGCCAGACACATCGAGGAGGTAATCCAGTTGAACTTCTTGCCGTTGAAGCTGTAACCGACATCGTCCCAACCACCCATCACGGAGAGAGCCTTGCCGGTTCTATCGTAGAACATCCTGTTGTTTGACAACGTGGGCTGTTCCAGATACTTCATGGTAACACCAGTAGTTGTGATAAAGGTGTCCAATTCCGTACCAGTATAGGCATCAAGGAATCCACCAACATACTTGTTGAGGACACTATCGGTGAGTGGGCCATTTACAGCAGCCACTATCGACTTAAACTGACTGTAGGTATCGAGGTCAAGAACTTCTGTCCCGCCAGAGCCACCCATAATCGTTCCACTACTCTTAATCCAGTCTTCGAGACCCCATGTCTTCATCTCACGACCAGAGGTAGTTCCACAGTTTGCCAGCACGAGCCAGTCGCCTATGGCAATCTGTGTGATGGAGCCAGATGCCAAAGATGTATTCCTGACAGCAGCGACTTTGATTGTGCCATTCGTGTAATCAATATCAGAGATAATCAGGGGAACATAGGTTGTACCCCACGGGGCACCAGTCGAAGTATCATTCTTGTGGTGTGTGCCACCAGTCGAGCCCCAGTTTGGAGTACCGGAATTATTGGCATAAACATCGACCAACATACCAGGACGCAAGAAAGCTGTCCTGCCAGTCGTCTGGTCAAGCGTGCAGGTGAAGTAACCGCTGGCTTCACCAGTACCTGTGTAGGTTAACAACTGACCAAGGGCATTGCTAGAACCCATGAAGAAGCTCTGTGCTTCTGTCAAAGCTCTGAGCTGTCCAACTGCCTTAATATCCTGCGTAACCTTGCTATGAACCGATGCACCCAGTGAGTCTGCCTGTATCCAAGCTACGGGAATACTGAAGTTTCCAGTTGATTTATGGAGGGTCAGTATCCTCTGAATGCTGGCCGAATGCGGAGCATGAATCGCATTTGGGAACGGCGTCAAATTAGCACTGGATGAGTCCAGAACTCTATTCTGTGTATAATCTGCCGCATCAAGAAATGCCGGACCTCTAACATCAGCAGACTGGATTAAACCAGCCAGACCAGTTGCGTAGGTGTGTTCAATCTGCCAGTTACGACCTATGCGGTCTCTGACAACACCCATCGAAGTGGTTTCAATATACTTATATACGGGGGAAATCGCTGGCAGACACTCGTCCACGACAGTCGGTAATTCCTCACGGATATAATCACTAAGAACTTCTATTGCATATTCAGCAGCCATAATATGTCTCCTATAGTAAAAGATAATCAATTTGGTTAATAACACTATTGTGACATAGCATCAATTAGCCACCCGCTTACCTGTTACCCTTAAGGAGACTAGCTCTGCTTTCGCAGCTACCAGTCGCTAGTATTATCGTCCCTTCTTTCTCAATCCCATTGCCGCCATATTCAACATCTGTTGTAGCCTATTGTTGGCAGTGGCATGATACTTCGGGTCATTAATACCTACCCGCTGGATAGGCTCGGTTGACGTAGTTATGGGCTGGTATCCTAAAGACGGATTAGGCCCAAGACCGCCAAGTCCTGGATACCCAACAGCTCTAGCTGGAATACCGATACGGTCAACATTCGCTCTAACTTTTTGCAAAGCGTCTTTGACCATAAGGGGTCCAAATTCTCCACCGCATAAAATCCTACGCTGGACCTCATCTATTGTCATGTCATAGAGCACAGACCTAATGGTTTCCCTTTCAGGAGAGCCTTCAGGTCTACTTAATACTATTTTACCAAGAACTGCATCAGTGTCAAGAGAATTATTTACAGATTCTTCAATATTTTTTCTTGCATTCGCCACTTCCACATCCGATACCGTCTGGATATGCTGTTGCAGTTGCGGGTCTAAGTCCTGTAGCGACACCTTTCTCGGCGTCGTCTGCACTCCGACATTAGCTCCAGGTTGGATAGCATTCTGGGGTGCCACAGTTGGTGTAGTTTCCATCGCCTGTATCTCCTCTGGCGTAACGCCAATTAAACCTAAAACTTCCGTCGCCTTCGCAGGGTCTGGATTATTCTTCAAATCCTGCATCAACTGATACAGCCGAGTAGCCTTCTCATTCTCCTTACGTACCTTCGCCGCCTCCTCAAATCTTGCATCGGCCCCCATAGCCTTTGATGCAGCCTCTTTGAGCTCATCAATCGTCAGCGACCTCTGCTGGTCATTCACCTTGATGGTAAATATCTGTTGCTGGGGTTGAGGGGTGGTCCCAGGTGCCCCTGTAACAGGAGGTATGGTGGGAGTCCCTTCTGGGGTGGTAGGTGTTACAATTGGTTCCGGCATAGTTATGCTCCTTTCACTATATAATAATTAATAAATCTTCACGGTCAACGATAATGTAATTCTGCCCATCCAACTGGATAGGTATTCCAGCATACGCTTCAAATACTACTTTTTTTCCCATTGGTGTTTGTGTGCCATAGTCGATACCGACTTTCACTACAGTCCCTCTGGACGGCATGGATTCCGCTGATGCCGACTGTGGCAAGTAGATACCACCTTCCGATTGTTTCTTCGCCTCTTCCGGTCGAATCAGTACCTTTTTTCCTAAAAGTGTGCAACGTCCTAATTGGTCTACGCCTGCCATTTCCTGCTCCTTTCAAAAATAGTTATATTACATCATGCCTTCTGGAGGCATCATTCCTTGCTGTTGTGGCATCCCGCCACCCATTCCTTCCATTCCCATAGGAGGCATTCCGCCGCCCATACCGCCTTGTTTCATCATCATTTCCGCCTCAGTTGCTGCTTCTTCCGGCATCGGGGCACCTTCCGGCATAATCCCAAGTCCGGCCTGATGTGCCTGATAATGTTGCTTGAATGCAGTACGCACGGCCTCTCCCGCCTGGAAATATTCAGGTCTTGCCATAAATGCCTGTAGGATTCTCAGGTGTATTTGATGCATATCTACCTCATCAACTGTCACCTGTCCAGGTGTCTGGCCGTCTTTGAACAACACTAGATTTTCCAGCATTGCTCGCCTGTAGTTCTGCCATTCGGTCTCACTGCCGACTGGAATCTCCAGACCACGCTTGCGGACTTCGACCCGATACTCAAACATATCTATAATTCCCAGTTTCAGGGCTTCCGCCAATTCCTGTTTTTCTTTCTCAGGACTTCTGGGAGACAGCGACCTTACACTGATATTCACCTCATTCGGACTGGGAATCGTATTCTGTGACAACTGAATTACACCAGCACTGGCGTCTAAGATAATTCCAGCTAAAGAATCATCTAATAGATTTAACTCAACAACCTTATCATTTCCCCACTTCGTCTGAAGTATCCCCAGCATTGCCTTATAGCAATTCGATATGGCCGTAGCTACACTAGCGGCTGATGGGGTCAACGGAGTATTAGATACCTCGTACAGGAATCCAAGTCCCGCACTGGAGTCCACACGGCCTGGGGCCTGTCCGGACATCATTTCATTCGGCTGGTTCGCAATCTGGCTCATTAAGCCCATTCCAAACTCAGCCACTTTAACCGGCAATAACCCTGCGTTAGCAGGTTGGATGTTAAATGGCTTCTGCTCTGGGGCAGTATAATCAGGTTCGTAAACGACCCGTTTGAGTCCGTCTGCTCCCCTCATCACGCTTGGATTAATACCCAAGGTCGACGGGAGACATAATAAGCCGTACATGTCAATATCCTGTATATTCTGTAGAAGCCTGCCAATGGTATATTCCATTTCAGAGTTTAATGGGATTAAAGTACTACAAAAGCTTCTTCCCCAGAAGTTCCCTGTCGGTATGTCAGTACAAACTTGCAGAGGTATTGTGAGCTTCGACCCCGCATAATCCTCTTTTGTATATGCAAGAAGTTGTCCGACCAGGATGTCATAAGACTGTAGGTGACCTGTAGTCGATTCAGTCCAAACTTCCGTAAGCCGGACAACTTTTACTTTCGTCTGGTCTTCGGCTTTCGTACTTCCCTTTCTCTTGCGATGCTGGCTAGCGGCTTCTCGTGGGGGATTCGACAGGGTTGCGGCAGATTGTCCTGCCACAGAGAACTGGTCTTTCGACCCCTGTGGAATAACCCCAGCCGGTAGTTCCAGTGTATCTACTTCCTCCCATTTTATCTTTGTATCATGCAGTATCTCCAGACTTTTTACCCAATCCAGTGGTACATATCGCACTCGTGCGAGGCCTCTGACATTCTCTTTCTCCATAGGATTCGGAGGCAGTGGAACCAACTCCCACGGCATCACAACATCTATGCCGACCTCATCGCCTTCGCCCCAAACTAACAATCCTACGAGTCCAAACTTAAGGAGTGGGGGCCACAAGCGGGATTTTAGCAGTTCTACCTTTTCCTGGGAGAAAGCTGCATCCAGACAGACCTGTGCAATTGAAGCTTTTCGCAGGTCGTCCAATCCCGTGCTTTTCCGTGTAGCCCGTGGAGCCAAATCAATCGCATAAAGACGACCCAGTTGTGATTGGAATTTACTGAGTATGTCATCCAGCTTAAACCGCAGGATACCATCATTATCTGTATATTGTACATCCAGTGAGCCCAGTTCATAGTTGACATTCGTGAAATTTCTGGCTCCCTGCATATAGTAGTGGACATACCACCAGTTAATCTCCTGTACCCGTCGCCCCTGCTCGCTGAGATTAACCAAATAAGTCAACGCTTCTTCTCGTTGCTCCTTATCCTTTGGAAGATTCAATGCGTAAGACATTATCTATCTCCGATAACTACAATAACTATTATTTCATTTCTCTATCAACAGCACCCTGTTTCGTCACGGTTAATCTACTATGGTACATCGGAATCTCCGCAGGCGGCTGAGGCTGTGCTGATGGAGCTTCCCGTGACAACGCATTTAACCTAGAAAGTCTATCCAGAACAGCTGGACCAGTCGTCGGGTTCACATCCCTGCTGATATTATTCGCCAGGGTTTGCTGAAGAGTCTGGAATATGAGTCCCATCATCTTCTCGTACTGTTTCTGCTGCTCTGAATGCTGACGCAGGCAATAGTAAACCAGTGCCATCATCGCCAGATTGACTACGCATAAGATGACTGTATCGTTCATAAGGTCCCATGCTCCTTTTACCATCAAATCTTGGTTTCTGATTCTGGAAAGCATACCGATTATGCTTATCTCTCGTTTTTTCATTATACACTAATGACATTCCTCTGTCAAGTAGTGCATCAATTATTTCTTGTGGTAATGTTTGACTGGAGTACCCGCTGATAATCGGCAGACCGCCAGGACACACATCCCCCGCCTGTATCTTTTCTATCATGGTGGTCCCAGGTCTTTGGTAGACATCCTTGGAACCTTGTCCATGAATCATAAAATGGACCATCGCTACCGTATCTATGGCATCATCATGTGATAGGAGAGCCAGGTCGTAGGTGTAATCCTTCGTCTGTGTATATAAGGCATTGAACGGCCAGGTTCCGGAGAGGTGCTTCGGGTATTTTATTTTTCCAGCATCAAATCTCCACTCTAAAGTGGAAATCCTGTCTGATTTAGACTTCCGGCTGGCTGTTTTCGTATAGTCAACTGGGACCACCGCAGGCATCCAGTTGGTAGTCTGCCCTCGGTCTTTGACTATGGTTCCCATAGCATCTGCCAGCTGAATCTGAATGGAGTTTGACTCTACTCCTATTACTTTGGGTCTCCATTTCAGCCCATACTTGTATATTATATTCAAAAGTGCTGCGTTTGGGGCCCTGCCCATCCACATGTCCAGTACCCACAGGCAGTTTTCACGGTCTAATCCTGATACCACCAGACAGCTGTAATCGTGTTGGGAGCCCAGCCCTTCTGAGGGGTCAAAGGTAATCATCCGGTAGAGTTTTTTGAAGAATACACCGGAGGCTACCGTTATATTTTCCCATTTATCCTTAGCTCTATCATACCGATAGTAGTTAAGGGGGGCTACCATAGATAACGGGTGTTGGGCAAACATCTCATCCTGTCCATCTATGACGTATTCGTTTAGGATTGGGTCAACCCGCAGGATTCTGTCCTCTGGGTTGCCTGGAGCATTCATATACTCCGACAAGAAGTGGCTTCTGCCGATTTCTTTTTCACGAACCTTCAGGAAATCAGCATCCCAATGGTTACTCCACAGCAGGCTTACCTTACTGGGGTCTTTCTCAGATGGATAGAGGGCCGAGTACACCCTGCGATTCCAGTAGGTGAACCTCTCATCATCCTCATAACAGGCATGATATAGAGATGACTGTCTGGAAATCATAGTGCCTATCCAAAAAGCTACGGAGCCCTTCTCTAGCATCGGGATAACCTGCTTAAAGAGGAACTGCTGAAACTGTTCCCGCAGGATTACGTCGTTACTGAGGCTGGAGCCTGATGTACTGTCGTACTCTGGGTCATCCAGAAGAAAGACATCGGCACGGGCTCCTCTTTTCCTACTGCGAACACTATAGCCTTTTATCTGGGAGCCATTTGCCAGTTGTAGGAGTTCGTGGTTCCATATTCTGGAAGCGGCTCTCGGAGGTTTGAGGTGGCCGAAGTCATTAATAATATAGGGGTTCTCAGTCAACTGAATCATAAAGGTGCTGAATCGCTCGTCCAGCATCGTCTCCGTAGAGAGGGATACTAGTATCCGCAGATATGAACGGGTAAGAGCTAACAACAACGGCAGTTCTGTACCCATAACTACGGATTTAGCGAAACCCCTAGGGGCTGCCACAATATTTCTGGCATAATTCCCAGCATCATAAATTAATTCGTAATGAAACTTTGGCGATGGTGTAAAGCTATGATAGAAGAATCCAGGCTCTGTCGGTTGAAGGTATAGCCGTCGGAAGAGGTCCCACGCAGCCACTAACTCCATCGGAGTATTCTGCCGTTTAAGGGCGGCCAGACGAGCTTCCTTCTGTCCGTCTTCCGTTAAATCGGCATAATCGGCAGGCAGTGGATACCACGGGTTGTCGGGGTGCAACATCCGATAATTAATTGGATGCACTCCCTCTGGATAACTGGAATCTGTAATGATTCTATTCTCTTCCAATTTCCGCCTCTACCAGTGGAGCTATTGCCAGCAATCGCAGTGCATCAATAACTGCCCAATGCATTAAAACCATAGCATCCCATCGGTAATTGTGTATGTTATCCTTCATCATCAGCTTCAGGGCTGGCAGGTTGCTGACAATATAGTCTCCAAAGACGGAGGGGATAGTGATAAGGGATACCACCTGGCCGGAGAAGTTCTTCGGCATCCAACCATAGGAGATTGGGAATATCGCATGGGCATTCTCACTCAACAGTTTCAGGACATAATCTACCAGTGATGTGTTAATCTCCTGCCGAATCCTTTGGATTAGGAGTTGGTCTGGCGAGTCCTGGGAGCTGGAAGGTTGAGACTGGAGGCTTATGGGTTGAGCCGTCTGGCTCTCGTCCACTACTACAGGCACTGCCTGCGTTGTTTGTTCTTGTTCCACTGCTGCTGGTTGCTCCAACGGTTGCTGCAAGGGGGTTTGGTGCGGTAGGGTCGGCGGTGATACTGGCGTCGGGGCTTCCTCCGCTATCGGGGAGTTTCCCATCTCGTTCATTACCTGAGCCACCAGCTTCTTGGCTTCGTCGTGTGTCATCAGCGGGGTTTTGTTGGCATTCTCCATTACTTCCTGATAAGTCGGTCCCACCTTCGGAACCTGTGTCGGTCTCTTTTGTGCTGTCATTGGATTTTACTCCTTTTCCTAAATTAAAAGTTTTTGGTTTTAGCATTAATTTCTTTGCTTCAAACGAATCCTCAGTACCAGTCAGTAAAGAGGCTACTTTCTTTGTTGATAGGACAGCGGTATCTCCGCTTTCCTGATTAACTGCTTTTCGTAAGGCCGTGATAACCAGCCCGCTGCGTTCCATAGCATACCGCTTTATATCTATCAGCTGTTTAATTGCCCGTAACTTCAGGGTTGGAGATATGTCGGGGTCCTTAATCACCTGTAGAATGTAGCGAAGTTCATCTGTTGGCTCCCATCCTTCTTCCTCCAGGACGGCCTGAATCATATCCACATCGACGAAGTATAAGAACTTCTTGATGGAATCCGGCAGTTTATTAGCCGGACTTAATAAGCCGTTTGGCGGGATAGTCGCCAGTGCTTTATTCTCGGCTATCGGCGTTGTCGGCGGGGGTGATTGGCTCATTCGCTATGTCCTTTAACATTTGTTCAACATCCTTCATATTCTCCGCTGAGTTATCCATCTCGATTAACTTGTCATCCTCTATCGGAGGGATAACGACTGGGGCTTCCGGAATCATTGGACGCTTCTTTGCTTTTTTGGTATCAGCACCCTGTGTATATCTGCGTTTAATCTGACCCATCAGTATCTTAAGATAGGCAGCCGCATTCGCTTTGGATGGAGTTCCTGTAGTTAAGCGGTCCCCAACGATAACAGGGTTCTCCAGCTGTTCTACATCGAAGACATCCATCCGGTATGTTGGTTCTTTCCGGTGGATTCTGGCATAATTCTTCTGTTTCTTGAGGTAGGTTCCAGGGAATACTACGCCCCGTCCGCCTGGCATCGTCAGATAGTGGAGAACCTTTTCCAAACTGTAGAGGTTGAAGTACTGGCCATCTCTCATTGTGACGATTGGAACACATAGTGCATCCAATATCCAGACAATTCCTCTGGCATTATGACCTGGAAAATAACGATTGGCCACGACAACGGGAACCAGCAGAACTGTGTCACCGATGCGTATGGGCTTTGGATGCGGAGATAGGGGTCTTGTGTCCGAGAGTAGAGGATTAATTAAAGCAGCATTCGTCGGAGAGACGGCGGGCTTCCTCCCCTGTAGGATTTCATCGAACATATTGGCTCCTTATTAGATTGTTACAGTTTGCTGGGTAAATTCAAATGCCACCAGATACCGCCAAGGAAGATTTTCACGTTACCATCCAACGGGAAAGGTAACATAATAATCGTTCCAACAACGGTTAGGATTAAATAGACAGTCTTCAGTGCAGCTTCCGGCACAACCTTTGCGATAAATGCCTGATACATATTCGTTATTGTCGGCTTATCTTTGCTAATCAGATAACCTTCGATAACACCAAGAGTAATAAGTCCAACGATGCCTACCACATTCCAAAACGTCCACAATGCTTTTAGGGCTTCCATTCTTTCACCTCATCTTTCTTTTGATGTCTCCACTATATCAGAAACGATATATCGTGTCAACAGGAATATTAAAATTATTTTCTGAGGGGTGGTCCCAGGGTTCAAAGGATTCAGGATATTATTGGTCTTCTATTTGGAGTTCAAAAGAGGTGATTCTTACCAGGAAAGTGATTTGTAATTCTTAAGGTAAGAACTATTTTTTTTTCGTGTCTTACCAGAATGAATTATTCCACTGTAAAAAACCTCATTATTACGCTAATACTGGGGATTTGGGGGTTTGGGTAAGCACTTTTCGTCCCACAGATTCCAGTTAACCCTTTTTGAAAAGGGGGTATGGGGGTGTTAAGATGGGTAATCACTGTTTTAGTACCCCCTACACAAACTGAACATACCTCCACCACCTCGCTACCTGGTTCAGGTACGAGTTATTCATATAATATAGCGGGTACAGTTAGTTGAGTCAAGAAGAAAATTAAAATATTTTCTTTTTGTTACGGCCACCTTTAATCTTGTAGTATATCTTTATCCGTCTGGCACCCAGATACCACTTCGTCAGGTTTACCAGATGGATGCCGATAGCGGCCTTCAGTCCAAATGTGCGTAAATAAAAGAACATACAATTACTCCTTTCAAATTTTAATATTTGGTTATATTACTATCCATAGCACTAGAACGGCATTCCGTTTTCGTCGAAGCCCAGTTCGGCGGCTCCCTTTACGGGCTCCAGAGCTTTGAGTTCCTCGGCAGACAGGGGACCCTTGTCGATTATGGTTGTGGCAATCTCGGTAACTTCAGACTCACGTACTCTCTGTAGTATCCTAGTTACCTTGCGACAACGGATACACCAATTATCCAGCCCGTGTCGACGGGTTACGTCAGGATAGAAATGGTCGGTGTTCGCCGGACGGATACGGGCACAGAAGGGATTGGCACACTGTTTCAGACGAACTTTGCCTAGGATGGAAGAGTCATTGGTCGTTGCCTGAAGGCGGGATAGCTCTTTTGGCAGGATGTTGAGGGCTGCGGCCAGCTGGTCGGGCGGGATGTCGGTACATTCGTGAACTAGGGCGAGGCGGTAAAGGCTGTGCTTACGGGCATAAACCTCACGATTTGCCCGTCGCAGGCAGTTTTTACAACGACTGCTGTATCCAGACGTAGTTGAGGAATCTGCATAGAATTCGGATATTGGCAGGACAACGGGGTTCCCGACGGCTTTTGTACAGGATTCGCAGATTTTTGCGGTGATAGGGGCTTCGGAAGACGGCATTTGTTTACTCCTTAAAAGATTCGTTATGTTCTCAAAAACGCTACTTTCCCTATATTAAGACATTCCTTACTTCTTGTCAAGAAGAAAATAAATATTTTTTACGAGTAAGAATGGGTTTTACGATTCCTGGTAAGAAATCCTCATTATTATAGGTGTAGGAGGGGGTAACCCTATACATCCTCTGGGAAAAGGGTTAACTGAAAATGGGAGTCTTACCAGTACTGTTTGGTAAGAAAGGTGAATTTGAAAAGTTGTGGCGGGTGAGAAAGGGCTTTCGAGTATACGACTCACTCACCCAGGGGGCCGACGCCTTCTGCTACACACATTCTAAGAAAGACTGTCGGTGTTACAGCGGAATCAACTGCGTTGATGAAGTTGACGCTGACGCTGACGCATAAGACATACATATAAAAGTATTTGCTATCTTATCTATTTCCCCTATATTCCCAACGACTAACGACCAACGGCTTTAACGGCTAACGACATAAAAGGTATAAAACTTCGTTTTATGGATAAAGATTAACGACTAACGGATAACGGCAACGACTAACGACCAACGGCATAAAGGAAACGGGAAACGGCTTCCCGCTACAAAATTACAGAAACCCTCCTCCGAAGCCAGATAATTGTCCTCCCATTCGGATATTGTGGATAGACAAGGTGTGTTATGTAACTATATAACAAACAAGGCTGGATTCTCATTCCAGCCCTGTTTCCTTCTATCTCTACCGTCTATAAGTATCTCTTATACTACTATAAGCCCTGCTTATACTACCACTACCCACTACACATAGTATATACTCCTTACTGCTTAAGCCAGCTTGGCGCTACTCTTGTCTTTCCTTTTTTACTGGTTTTCGCCAGTATATCCATCACCCAAATTTTGGCTTTGTCGTATGGTTTATCGAGCGCCCTATTTCCATCACTGCGTTTACTCTGTACCTCCATGAGGAATCCCGTCACTGCCTTTGTGTCTTTATGGTCGATATTCTCAGTGACTACTTTAATCCCGTCAATCGGTTTTATCTCAGCTATCACTTCCGCTATCTGTTCGGCAGTATGGTCTTGGAGTAATTCGAGAGCAATGCAGAACTCTCCATTCTCCGAATCACCAAACAGCCAAACTCCAATCGGCAGCCGGTTTGTCTTTACATTCTCCGATTGTACGTAGGGATTTTTAGCGAGGTGTTTTGCCCCTCTAATCAAAGCGTTAAGTATATATTGTCTGTCTGCCTTGCTTTTTGCTTCAATCTGTGCTTGTGTCATTGGTGCTGCGTTTTGTGTAGTTGTGTTTTGTGCTGTTGTCATGATAATCACTCCTTACTGTTTTTACTATACTCTATTCGATTAATCACATTGATTAACCTTGTCATACTTATAATATACTATTCGGCACGTGTCAACAGTAATCTTTAATAAAAATAAAAATATTTTTAGTCTATATATTCCCTCTAATCTGTATCTTGTTTCTATCCTCCGCCTGTATATTCCCGACCTATAATCTCTACATCAGGCCCAGTCTATCCAAATCCTCTATCTTATCCCGGCACTCTATCTTTCCCAGATTAACACCCACTAACACCCTCTCCCCCCTCCTACACGAATTCCTCCTCATATAGTCCATCTACTCACCCCCCCACCCGACTATCCACTCGCTGCCCGTCTATCCCAAACACCTGGGACCACCAAACAGTCAGGTCCCTCCA